CGCTGGAACATCTTGAGGCCTTCACCAGACTCGGTAACAGACGTCAAGAGGAAGTATGCGTCAGGGTCAGTCAGGTAATGGTTTACCGTGTAACCACCGGGCAATACGCCAGTGTTGCGAATGGCGTTGATGTCGTTGTCAGCCGTGCCAACACGCTGTTGCGAGTTGAGGATACGGTCAGCAACGAAAACCAACTGAGGTGGTACAACCAGCTTAGTCGCTTGTACTGAAATGGTCAGACCACGATCGTCAGTGAAAGTGCTGATATCGATCAGCGAATCTTCCAATGAAGTCTCGTTCAAGTCAGCCATAGTAGTAGCGCGGTTTGCTAGAGTGCCGCCACCAGCCAATGGGTGTGCTGTTGAGATCAAAGGCTGACCGTCACCACCAGCGAAGCTAGTGTTGAAGGCGTTGTTAAGAACGTCAGCGCCCTTAACTTCCTTGGTGTTAGCCATTGATCGAGCCAATGCTTTAACGTACCGACGGCCAAGTGAGTCGTAAAGGTTATCCTCTACAGCCTCATCGGTCAGCGAAAACGCCAATGCGATGGTGTCGTGAGTGTAACGAGCAGTGAAGCCCTCTGACGCAGTATCAAAAGATACACCCTGACCTTCGGTCTTGACAGGTGCACTTCCGAAGCCTGTGATCAGAACTTCTTCTTCAAAAGCACGTTGCGAGTCTTCGATAGAGAAAATCTCTTCATACTCACGGTCGTATGTGTCATAGCTCATGCCGAACAAGGCGTTAAGGCCGGGTTCAAGCTCTTTCGCTAATTGTGCGCGTGAAATAGCCATCTAATTAGCCTCCTTATGCCAAGCCAGCAGACTTTACACCCGCAATGTGGTTTTGGATAACCACCTTCACGTTGGTGTTAGCGCTTGCTACGTCGTCGTTGTCGGGATCTTGGCTGATATCAATGGCCTTGAGTGGCAACGTAGTGGTAGTAGCACCAGTCGTTACGTCAAGTTCCATGTTAGATCGGCCAGAGCGGGTGTCACCGGTAGGCGTCTGATCAACAACATCGAAGTTGCCGAACAAGTCAGCTACTGGGAATGTGTCGTCAGCTTGTACCTCGAAGACAACATTTGGATCATCAACGATAAACGCGATGATGTCGTCTGCGGCTACGCCACCGGGGTAGTAGTTTGAAAAAACCTGCTCTTGAGTAGTTGGGTCCGTATACCGACAGCCGTTGAATACACCAACGACAGGTACGGTAGATGAGGCCGCCGCACGAGAAACAGTACCGCCAGTTAGTTGCTTAACCAAGTCGCCTTGGAAAATAGCACCAGATTGGTTGTTGGCGATTCTATAACGTGATTGGCCACCTGAATACGGAGCACCGCCCATCATGTGAGCAGGACGAAGTCCAAAAGCGGCATCTTTATTAGCCATGGATCAATCTCCTATTGCTTACCAAAGGTTACACGGCTACTGCGGTTAGGATCATATTGTACATACCGAGAATCGCCTCGGGTCTCATTGAACATATTATTGTCCAATGCGTCCTTAGCTTTTGCCGCCTCATTAGCGTAGTGTGCACTGCGCTGTTCGACGAACTCCTCGGGCATCTTAGCCAACAGTAAGCCCTCGTTATAAACGACACCTTCATGCCTTCCGTTGTCCATGGTAGGAAGTTCCCATTCGGGAGGAAGGTCGGTTCCACGAACCAGTTCCCATCCTTCACGAAGACGACGCGAGACATTAGCCCGGTCTTCTGTTCCTAACATACTCTCCCGAATCCATCGGTATACATAACCGGGGGGTGCCGGAGGAGTTTCCAACTTACGCACTGGGCGCCATACTTTTCGCCGAGCCTGATTATCGTGCGCTCCGCTTTCACGCGAAGAACGGGTGTTTTTTGTATCTGCCATTACCTTGCCTCTCTTTGAGCTACTTTCTGTTTCTCTTTTGCCACAGCCTTGAGCCAAGCTTCCTCGGTCATGTTGTGTGGCTTAAGACCACGCAATCGCTCCAATTCACCAGAGGTGAATTTAACACCGTTCTTTTTGCCTCGTGTTTGTGGCCGACCACTTGGTTGGGCGGACGCAACTCTTTGCACGGCGGGTTGACGTCCTGTTGATTCGGCCGCATCCGTGTCGTTGCCGACACTTTTGCTTAAGTTAGGATAAACCCTCTGAACCCGAGAATCTAGTGCATCGTAATATTCATCGGAATCCGGTTCAAATCCTTCATTGATAAGGTTGTAATGAGTGAAATAGGCAAACTGAGTAGCTTCAACATTTGTCTCATCCTCACCATCACCATACCAAGGGTTTTTCTCATGCCAGCTTAAAGCTTCTTTTGTGGGCTCAGGCTCCGCTTGCTGAGGTGCCATTTGCTGTTGGGGAACAGCTTGCTCCATAGGCTGGTACTGCTCTTGCGGCACCTGCCTACTTTTTGCCACCCGAAGCTTTTCTTTCTTTATGGCAAGGTCATTCTTTAAGGTGTCTGCCTTAGACATCAAATCTGCATCTTGGCTTCGCACCGCTTTTTTGTAGATATCATCTACTTGTTGCTCTTGCGCCTTAAGCTTATCTTCCTCAGCTTGCAACGTAGTAGCCTGACTGTGCACGGCCAGTTGCTTGTACTGAGCCAGCTCGTTCTGTTGCTGAGCAAGCATAGCCTCGTACTGCTGTGCGCGTTGCTCAGCCTCACGAGTTTTGGCATTAAGTTTATTAATACGCTTGGAAACCGATTTGGTATAGCGCTCTAGCTCGTCACCATCGGATTGCTGTCCTTCAGGCGCATCTTCGGTGATTTCAATTTGAATCTCCTCTTCCTGAGGAGCAGGGTTCGTATTTTCAACACTCATAGCAAACTCACTATATCGTCTGGGTTAAGGATTGTGCCGATGACCTCGTCATCGTTGATGATGCGCACTTCCGCGCCGTCTTCGAGCTTAAACCTAGCGCCAGCATAGCGGCCAATCATGACCCACTGCTTTTCATGACACCAAGGTGTATCGCCGAATTTTGCTTTGTCGTTATAACAAAGTGGCCCCATTTTCACGACATAGGCAACTACGGTGGCTAAAGCCTCCCGGTCTATTGTCGATTTGGTGAGAACAATACCGCCTTTGGACTTGGCTACACCCGCATAAGGTAAAACCAACATCCTCCAACCCACTGGGTTAGGCATCCTCTCTATTGCGCTTTTTTCCAAAAGCGTTGGATCAAGAACCACTTGATCCGGCTCCACGTAAGCACCCTCCACACTCATTTATCGCTCCTTAAAGTGATTAGCTATTTCTTCCTCGATAAATGATAGTGCCTTTAACTCGCCTTGTATATATTTGTATTGTTCCATGCACGTTAGTGCACCACTTGTCAACGTGGTTACCAGTTGCTCACGTCGTTCCTCGATCATTTTTTTGATCGAGCTGGCCAAATCAACCTCGCGCATTAGTCAATCTCGTAAAAATTAAGACCTTTAGTAGCGGCACCGCCACCTCTAACCTTCTTCTTCACTCGCTTGACCTCGCCGCCATTTCGCATGGACTTGGCTTTCTTCATAGCAATCGCGACAGCTTGATTGTGTGGCTTGCCAGATTTAACCTCTGTGCTTATGTTGTCGCTGATAGTTTTTGGGCTCTTACCTTTTTTAAGTGCCATCACTTTTTCCCCTTTGCTGGTGCTTTCTTGGCTGGGCTTTTTGCTTTAGCTTTAGGCTTAGCCTTAGCTTTAGCAGGTGTCTTTTCAGGCGCAGGTGCAGGTGCAGGTGCTGGAGCTGGCGCCTCAACTGGGGCAGGCTCAACTCCCGCAATCTTGGCCTGCTTGGCCGCAATTCGTGCGTCAGAAGCCGCTTTCTGCTTCGCCTTTGCCTCGGCTTCGGCTTCCCAAGCTTGCGCTTCATCTGCCGTTCTTTGTCGCTTCCACTCACGTAGACGTTCTATAGCCTCTTTCATGTAACTGATCATTGTAATGTGCCTCCAAACTTGGCGTTCAATTCTAAAAGCTTTAGCTCAGCCTGTTGTTGTAGGCGCTGTATTGCTAAATCCATTTTCTCGTCATTGATATCGCGCTGTGTATTGATACGCTGACGTGCTATCTCTGTTTCAAGTAGCTTCTCATCCCTGCGAGCTTGCTCTTTCGCTTCAAACTGCGCTTGATCTACATCTATCTCTTTGTCTCGTAATTCAAGCTCACGCTTACGGATCTCTACAAGCGGATCTTCATCGCTACCTTGACCAATGCTCATCAACAACTCCTGTGTGAGCTGTGCCAATATCGGCGCTGAGTATTGCTCGGTCATATCATTCATCTGTTGTTGCATCGGTTGCACCTGCTCTTGTGGCACCTGACCCGACGCAACGGCTTGATTGAGCTGATCCATCTGAGCACGTAGCTCTTCTGGTAATTGCTCTTGCGCCATCTCAGTCGCCATAAACTGCAAGTGTTGCATCATGTGAGCAATAATACCGCCTTGCAGTGGTGCTGTGCTTTTCACAATATCGGTCAAAAACAAACTCCGATGCGCGTCAACGTGCGCTTGATGGTTCTGCTGAGGAAATGCCTGTGCTGGCGCTCCCATCATAAAGCCAGAGTTTTCCGTGCCAGCATCGATTGGCATAGGAGTGGGGGGTGGTGCAGGAGGCTGAAGCAGTCCTTCCACATTGTCGATACCTAGCGCCGCGTACATACGCCGGTATGCCTCATACATCCCCTGTGGTCCGTGTATTTGGGGATTTGACTGCACCAACTGCAATAGCTCTTGAGCCATGGTAATCCGCTGGCTCTGGCTAAATATGTTCGGATCGCTAACTGGGATGATATCGACGCGACCATCAAAATCCTGAATCTTGACTTCTTGCGGCCCCGATCCCGTTAGATACGGATAAGACGGCGGCAGGTAATCTGCAAACACCTTTGCAAGGAGCTGAAACTCCACACGCTGGCTGTAATGCAAGCGCTTGTGGATAGCTGACATAACCTTCGTGCCGCGCTCTAAGAGCGCTACAGTCGTTCCTACGGGCATCGCTTGATTCATGTCGCCGACATTCATATCGGCAATAGACGCGAACCGCTTTCCTGAATCCACTAATAATCCAAGCAACTGCATCAAGACGTTGCTGGGTTCCTTAATTGGTAGCGGAATCAAGTTCTCTTTGAGACTGCCGCCGGTCGTGTCAATGTCTCTAAACTCACCCGGCTGTAGTGGATCATCCTCATCACGGATGCGCATACCACGAGCCTTGAAGCCAGCAGGTAGGTTAGCGAGCGTACCTGCATCGATTAACTGACGTAAGATAGAGGTCGAGGCCTTCGCTAGGCCACCAATCATGTGGCTTAGGCCGAGGCCATAAAAGCCAAGGCCGGGCAGGAACTTATACTGAACAAAGTAATTTATCTTTTGCTTAAGCGGATCATTCTCAAGGTAGTTGCGGCGAATTGCCAAAACACGTTGAGATGATTCGTCGATTGTCATGATGTAAGGCAGTTTAAGGCCGGTGGGCTTACCGTCAGCGTCCAGATCCTCGTAACCGGGCAGATCAAGCACCGTATGCACTTCATAAACCGTGTGATCACGATCGTTGCTGTAGCTGGGCTCTACCCCTTCTATTTCATCGATTTGCTCTTCAATTTCATCGCGGTTAAGGCTGTAGTTACCGCCAGTCAGCTCAACATCACGATAGAAGCCGCTGAGCTGTTGCTTGCGTATCTCGTTTTTGGACATCTGCAAAACGTGAGTCACACGCTCTGCTGTGAAAATATCGGTTGCCTCGTAAGGCACAATGAGGTCCTGCGGCTGAATGAACTTGCTCATAGCCTTTTGGTAGGCAGTGTCGTAGTACACCTTCTTGAAAGCCGAGCCTGCTAACGGCAGGTAGAACAGCATCATATCCAGTTCTGGATCAAACTCTTGCATCACATTCATGATGTAAAAGTTCATGAATTCCTCTACCCGCGAAGCCTGCGCCTCTACCTCTGGGGTTCGGGCACCAATGACTTCGGTCTTAACCGGTCCCTTTGCAGATAACATTTCCTTGTAAGCTTGCGCTTGAAACTGGGTGACTGCCTCGGCAAGTATGGGGTGAATGACGCCGGTAGAGCCCTGAAAAGGTGAGCTACGCGAGTCATCAAACTTCATGCCAAGGTACTTTAGACCGTCGACATACGTCTTTTCCCAATCCGCACGAGACTCCTTGTCAGCCTCAATCGATGACAGCGCGTCTTTTGCAACACGCATCAAGTCACGGTCGACGAGAAACTCAGCAAGGTTAGAGTCGAACGGTACGCCCGTCTCCATTTCTACCGGCGCGTCAATTTCCTCATCGACAAGGATGTCTTGCTCGGTGACCAGTATCTCTGCCGCATCACGGATTTGATCCGCCCTTGTAGGCTCAGGCGTCACTTCCATGGCTGAACCCATTGGCATTACGTCTGGGTCGTTTTGAGTGCCTAACTCGCGCTTTTCAATAGCCATTAGTAATACACCTTCCTGTCACGCCTCATGGGCTTGATCTCCTCGATATTGTCGTTGTCGAGAGATAGGAAGCCACCTTGCCTAAATCTCATCAACGCCATGGTCGACGAGTCACAAAAGTCATCGTGATCGCCGTAAGGGAACGAGGCCATTTCCTCGATCACCTCTTCTGCAAATTGTGTCTCCGGCGCCCACACCATACCAGACTCAAATATCGGAGCGACAGAATTCATTCTTGCAATCTTATCTTGCCCTCGGCTCGGCGTATAGGCTGTTACCGGAATACCCATACGACGCAGTTCTTGCGTCAATGGCGTACCAGATGCTTTGGCCTCGATAAGGACACAGTCTGGCTCCCAGTATTTGTATTCATCCCACGCAAGCTTTTTAAGCTCAGGGAAGTCAACGCGGACGCGCTTTGCGTCAAGCAAGATTATTTGATCAGGATCGCCGTCTTTTGGCTTAAACACGGCCCACGTAGTGATAGCCGAGTAGTCAGCGGTTTCTTTTTTAGAGAACGCCGTGTCGTAGCTCTGAATGACATATTCATACTGCGGGACGTAGTCCTCATCCCACGTATTCCACCACTCACGCTTGACGATCGATCCTTCTTCCGCTGTCGGATTCTGCATCCACTGCGCATTCCACTTGGCAATAGGCAGTGACGCTTTCACCGACAGCAGTTCTTCTTTCTTCCAATACTCAGGCCATAGCGGCTCTTCAGATTCAGGCATGATCGCTGGGAACTCAACTACTTCCCATTGGTCGGCGTGATCATCTCCCTGTTTCTTGAGTACCTTGCCCACGAGGTCTTTTGTAGACCATCGTGTCATAACGATAACAATGATGCCGCCCGGCTGTAGACGCTGACGAGGACCAGACGTGTACCACTCGTACACAGAATCCATGGCAGTAGGGCTCAGGGCGTCTTGCTCCGATACAGGGTCATCGATGATCAGCAGGTCTGCACCACGACCCGTAATCGCACCGCCCACACCTGCGTAGAAGGATTCACCCCCCTGATTTGTAGTCCATCTACCTGCTGACTTGTTATCAGCCTGTAACTTCAAACTCGGGAAAACTTGTTTATAGTCATCAGAGTCAATGATGTTTCTGACGCGACGTCCGAAGCGCACGGCCAGCTCTGCGGTATGCG